TTGCGAATGCGGGCGTGACCCTCTCCTAGGAGGCCGCCCGTGAAGATCGCTCTGGTAGGGAGCGCGCCGTCGTCGATCACGCGCGCTCCCTACGATGACCCTGAATGGACCATCTGGGGCTGCTCACCCGGCGCCTATTCCAGCCTGAGGCGGGTCGACGCTTTCTTCGAGCTGCATCGCTTCGATCCCGACGATCCGGTCTGGTTCCGTGAATATGTGGACTGGATGAAGGCGCTGGCCTGTCCGCTGTACATGATCGAGCCGCTGCCCGAGTTCCCGACGTCGCTTGCCTATCCGACCGAGGCCATGATCGCACGGTTCGGGCGCAACTTCTTCACCTCTTCGCTGGCGTGGATGGCGGCGCTGGCGATTGTCGAGATTCAAAGGGCGATGGCTGCTAGCCTAAGCGCTGATCCGGCCTCGGATACCGATGTGTCATATGAAATCGCCTTCTACGGCGTCGATATGGCGGCGTCCGAGGAATACGGGCTGCAGAAACCGGGCTGCCTCTACTTCATCGAGAAGGCGCGCGATCTCGGCATCAAGGTTACGGCACCGCCCGAGTCCGACCTGCTTCGCCCACTGCCGATGTACGGCATTGGCGAGGCCAGCCCGATGCGGATCAAACTGACGATCCGGCAGCGTGAGTTGCAGGGCAAGGTCAATGAGTGTGCGGCGAAGGCATCCAAGGCCAACACTGAGTTCGAGGCCGCGATGCGCGAGCAGATGTTCTACCAGGGCGCGCTGGATGACCTGCAGTATCACCTCAACACATGGTGCGATTGATGGCTGTGACCCTGTCCGAGGCCGAAAGGGCCATCATCCCCGCTGTCGTTCTCGATGCCCATGAACTGCAGCTTGCACGCTATTTGGAGGATAATAACCTCGTCGAATGTGATGAGGCGCCCGGCGCCACCGTCTGGCAGGGCGCGATACGCAAGGCATTCGGTAAATCGCATTACGTTGAGTGGCGCTTCAAGCACTGGACCAAGCCGGCTTGACCCTCCTCGACGAGATCACCGCGAGACTGGTGACGATGCCGGAAGGGGAGAAGGCGAAGCTCGCTGCCACGGTCGCCCCGCTGGCGGCCAAGATGCGGTTCATCCCGCTGCCGGGCCCGCAGACGCAGGCGTACCTTTCCGAGGCCGACGTGCTGCTCTACGGCGGGCAGGCCGGCGGCGGTAAGTCGTACTTGCTCATGGGGCTGGCGAGTCAGGAGCACCGTTCCGCTATCGTGTTCAGGCGAGAGTCGGCGCAGACGGACGGCCTCGAGAAATCCGGCAAGGAGATTATCGGCAACGCTGCCCGGTTCAACGGGACCGACCGGGAGTGGACGTGGCCTGACGGACGATCGCTGAAGCTCGCAGGCCTTCAGCTTCCCGACGACTGGATGAAGCACGCTGGCCGCGAGCGCGACCTGATCGGCTACGACGAAGCTGGTGAGTTCCAGCGGCAGCAAGTTTCGTCGATGCTCGCATGGCTTCGCGGGCCGCCGGGGCAACGTTGCCGCATGGTTCTGGCGTCCAACCCGCCGCGCTCGGCCGACGGCTACTGGATGAAGGACTGGTTCGCCCCTTGGCTGGATCTGCAATATCCGAATCCGGCGGCGCCCGGTGAGCTTCGATGGGCCCTGATGATCGACGGCATCCCGTCGTGGGTTGATGGGCCGGGCGAGTACGAGGTGTCTGGCGAAATCTACACCGCGCTCTCCTTCACGTTCATTCCTGCCAAGCTGGAAGACAATCCTTACCGCGACACGGCGGAATATCGTGCCAATCTTCAATCTCTCGAAGGCCCGCTTCGCGCCCAGCTGCTCAAGGGCGACTTCGAGGCCGGGATGGAAGACGGGGCATATCAGGTCATCCCGACCGAATGGATCAAGCTGGCGCAGGAGCGGTGGACCCCGCAGAGGCCGCTCGGCATCCCGATGTGTGCCATGGGCGTCGATGTTGCGCAGGGCGGAACGGATCAGACGGTCATCGCCCGGCGCTACGATGGCTGGTTCGCTCCGCTCGATGCGGTGCCCGGCTCGGAGACGCCGAGCGGCAGTGAAGCAGCCGGCAAGGTGCTGGCCCGTCGGCTCGACAATGCGAAGGTCATCGTTGACGTCGGCGGGGGATGGGGCGCCGACACACTGAAGCACCTGATCGCGAACGGCGTGGACGCGACGGGCTACATGGGGATCGTCGAATCGCATCGGCGTGACCGCAACAACGTCCGCCGGTTGTTCAACGTCCGCACCGAGGCTTACTGGCGTTTTCGAGAGGCACTTGATCCTCATCAGCCGGGCGGCTCCTCGATCATGCTCCCGCCCGATCGCGAGCTTCTGGCCGACCTTGCGGCTCCGACTTACGAGGACATCACCCATAAGGGTCAGCCCGCGATCAAACTGATTTCCAAGGAAAAGCTGGTGAAGGACCTGGGGCGCTCTCCCGACCGGGGCGATGCTGTCGTCATGGCATGGCACGCTGGCGAGCGCGGCATGCATGACCCCGCAGACCGGCGGCGAACAAGCACACCCGGCGGTCGCGTGCCGCAGGTGATCCTGGCGAAGGGGCCGCGAATGACGGCGGGGAGGCGCAGATGAGGAAAGTCCTGAACCTGGCGACCTTCGGGTTGCTCGGCGGCTCGCTGTTGAACAGCAAGAAGACGCCCGCGCCGGCACCAACGCCGGCCACTCCCGCCGTCATGCCGACGCCCGACGACGAGGCCATCCGTGCTGCGCGCCGCCGCTCGATTGTCCAGCAGCTCAGCCGCGGAGGCCGTTCGTCCACGATCCTGACCGGCGACAAGTTGGGGAGCTGATCCATGCAGAAGATCATCGGCGGCGGCCTTCACCTGCTGGGCATCGGCGGCAAGAAGAAGGCTGCTGCGGCTGCCACGCCTGCGGCCGACCAGAAGGGCCCCATCCTCACCCCGCTCGGCCCCGGCGTTGTCCCGCCCAACCGTCGGCGCATGGTCCCGGGCCAACAGCCCCAGGGCACGATCCTCGGCGGCTCAGACAGGCTCGGCGGCTAGATGGGCCCGAAAGAGCTTATCGCCCTCGGCGACCACCTGTTCGGCAAGCGGGGCAGCTTCCTGTCCATGCTGCAGACCATCGCCGACAACTTCTACCCGGAGCGCGCGGATTTCACCGTTACGCGCTCGCTGGGCGACGAGTTCGCCGATCATCTCTCCACCTCCTACCCGCTGCTCGTCCGCCGCGATCTTGGCAACAGCCTCGGGACCATGATGCGCCCGAATAGCATCGAGTGGTTTCATGGCCGGGCGCCGCGCGAGGAAGACGAGGATCAGCCCTCCAAGGCATGGCTGGAGCGCACCAGCGGCATCATGCGCCGCGCGATGTACGATCGCTCGTCCCTGTTCACCCGCGCGTCGAAAGAGGGCGATCACGACATGGCCGCGTTCGGCCAGTGCGTGAAGACGGTCGAGCTGAACATGGCAGGCAATGGCCTGCTCTACCGCTGCTGGCACCTTCGCGACACGGCATGGTGCGAGAACGCGGAAGGCAAGATCGACCAGGTGCATCGCAAGTGGAAGCCGACGGCGGCGCAGCTGTGCGAACTGTTCAAGGCGAGGGGCCCGGGCAGGGCTGGCGTCCACAGCAAGGTCGGCGAGAAGCTGATCGGCGCGAACAAGAACCCCTATTTCGAGGTCAACTGCCGCCACATCGTTTTGCCGTCCTACCTCTACGACGGCGATTATGTCGGCAAGCGCGAGGGGCCGGGCCGCAATCCGCCCTTCGTCTCGATCTATCTGGACGTCGACAACGCGCACATCATGGAAGCGGTCGGCCAGACCTACTTCATGTACGTCATCCCGCGCTGGCAGACCGTCTCCGGCTTCGCTTATTCCTACAGCCTGGCCACCGTCGTCGCCCTGCCCGATGCCCGCTTGCTGCAGGCAATGACCTACACGCTGCTCGAGGCGGGAGAGAAGGCGACCAACCCGCCGATGGTCGCCGTTCAGGAAGCGATCCGCGGCGACATTTCCGTCTTTGCCGGCGGCATCACCTGGGTCGATGCAGCCTATGACGACCGCACTGGAGAGGTGCTGCGGCCGATCACGCAGGACAAGTCCGGCCTCCCGTTCGGCGATTCCATGTCCAAGGACCTGATGGCCCAGCTCCGGGAGGCGTTCTACCTCGACAAGTTGTCTCTCCCCGTCACCGGACCAGAGATGACCGCGTTCGAGGTCGGGCAGCGTGTCACCGACTATATCCGCCAGGCCGCGCCGATCTTCGAGCCGCTGGAGATGGAGGACAACGGCGCGATCTGCGAGACGACGTTCGAGCTGATGTTCCGGGCCGGCGCGTTCGGCCCTGTCGAGGACGTGCCGCAGAGCATCGCGTTGAAGGAGGACGGGACCCCAGCAGTTTCGTTCCGCTTCGAGAGCCCGCTGCACGATGCGATCGAACGCCAGAAGGGCAACGTGTTCACCGAGGCGCTTGGTCTGACTACCCAGACGATGGGGGTCGATCCTTCGTCAGTCGCGCATGTCGATTTCACCACCGCCTTCCGCGACACGCTCTCCGCCATCGGCACGCCCGCCAAGTGGATCAGGAGCGAGAAGGACGCGCAGGCGATGATCGACGAAGACAAGGCCCGC